TACATTATGCGCGGTCGCACAGGCCGCTGAATCGGGCCGTGCTGGACGTTCCCGGGCGTGCTAAGGCATTTGCCTACCTCAGGGCCGGAAAGCCTCAAAAGCCGGTTTTGCAGGGAAAGGAGTTGTGCTTGCCTCACAGCAGCACTCAAAAGAAGTTTCGGCGGGCCCACCTACGTCACGACACTTGACCGCAGTGGGCCGCCTTATAGGGGCTGCGCCCCTGTTCGAGAATCACGGAGATATAGGAGCAAACATGGACAGTCTGACACTGAACTTCTTCGCCAACGCCTTCACAATCGGGATCTGTTTCTACCTGGTGAACCTTGTGATCGTCTGCATGATGGCCCACTCACTCAATCGGAATGTGTTTGGTTGGGTGTACGTGTCCATTTTCCTGACCCCAATCATCGGGATAACCATCCTGCTATGCCTGCCTGAAGTAGAGCAAACATCATCACTGCGTCGTCGAGAACGATGATTTACGGGCCTTGGCCCTGCGTCTTGCTCTGGCACGGTCCTCAAGGGTCATAGCAATCCATCCAAATAAAATGATGATGGAAAAGGTTATGACTGGAGCAGCAGGAAAAGCGGCAAAGTAGAACCACCATGGCGCACCAAGATTGAGGCCAGCAAGAACGAGGCAGATGAACATGAGAACAGACATCCCTTTGATGAAATCGGCAAACATATCACTTACCTCCCTTGAGAACTTCACCACCACAAGCACGGTCAAGTGCAGATATCAAACGCTGAACCGACTTAGCATCCAGGTCTACCCCAATACGGGGGCCGTAGAACTTGGCGGCCGTCAGCAACGAGCTGAGCGTGGTTACGTCATCCCGACTTAACGTAACGGTGATGTTCTTCTGGTGCTGGCGCTCACGGTAACGGCGTTGCTTCTCTGCTGGGGTCAACGGCGCATCACCAATGCAAGGACGCCCCGGGGCGCGACTGACGGCGAGTTCGAGCTGCACTTCCTTTTGCTTGGCCATGTTCATCACTCCATTAAGTAACTGTTACTTAACTATAGTTCAGACCAAGGAATGTGCAAGGTAAAGTAACAGTTACTTTATGCCGATAAATGGGGTTATCGGCATCAGGGTTTCAGTTGAGGGGATTGGTTACGGACATATCGACATTGTTTTCCTTCTTCGTGGCGACATAATTCGGCAAACGCTTCTCTCGGAATAACAGCTCTGTTTTGTTGATAGTGGCAATTATCATCCCGGTGGTCGTCACCTTGTATTTGTAACCGAAGGAATCGAAATCAGCCTTTTGCCATGTTTCCAGTGTCTCCCCTTTCTCGTCGCGTATCTCAACCCAAAAATCCATTACCACGTCGCCGAATTTGGAAAGATAAGTTAACGAGTAATCCCTCCCCTTCAAGGACTTATAAATATAATCGTCAGGCTCCGGTGCCTTGGGTGTCACCACGGTGACCTGCCCTGCTGGCGCCTTGGCTTGCTGGGTTTTCTCGGATAACTCTTCTTTTGTTTTGCCACCAAACGCGCTACCAGAGAAAAAAGTCGTGAGATAATAAATGCCGCCAAAAAAGGCAATCGTAACGAGCGGCAAGCCATATTTAAAACTCTTCTTGTTAAATAGATTAAAGCGTTCGTCCTTGTAATTCTCCGTCTGTATATCATCGCTGACATGACTCTTGTAAGTGCCGAAGAATTTGGGGTCGTACTTCCCTACCCCATTGCCCATCTTGGAGAACGTGACGAAGCTACTACCGCCCCTCGTTCCCAGCGTGCCCTGATATGCCGTCCAGTTGTACTTCTTCTCCAAACCCACGGCGTCGAGTTTGGTAAACGTTACTTTTTTATTCGTCCTGTCCTGAATGACCTTGTGAACGGAGTTGAAGGTCTGCGACATGAACAGCATGTCCATGCCACGGTGGCCATGCTCGGCCACAAGGTTGCACATCTCCTCAGGGGGACGCTTGCGGCCAGAGGGCCAGAACTTGTGCGCTTCATCCAGGATAACCAGCGCGTTATCACGGACGTACTTCCAGCACTCGCTGGCCTGCTCAGTGGTGAGTTCAACCAGCAGCTCCTTGCAGCGCTCGACATCGATGCCGGCGAGCGGTGCAATCTTCTCATGGTCGAGACCGTACAGGTACGCATCAACCGCACGGCCCTTAGCCAAGGCGGGAATGATGTGCTTTTCCATGCTCTCATAGGACTTGCCAGAGCGGGGCATACCTTCGTGGAAGAAGATCATTTACCACTGCCCCAACGTGAACAGCTTGCGAAGCAACATGAAGCCATAAGCGGCCCCCACCATGAGAAGTCCTTGCGCAATGCCTACTTGAGCAAGGTAGTAGAGAGTAAGCGCCGGAAGACCCTCAAACGCGGTTCCTATCGACCCGTTCAGGAAGTCAGGCACCTCTAACAGCGAAAACAGCGCATAGATGCCGTCCAGGAACAGCGAGAACAGGTCAAGGGCCAAATCCTTGAACCAGTTCATCACAGAGGTGACCAGCTCGAGCAGCCACTCGAGCACGGCTCCGATTATCGAATAGAGCCAGTCCATCAACTCTTGCATATCAACCTCCATTTCCGATGGCGATGCGCCATGCGAGCCAGCCGAACAGCATCATGACCACCGCCCGGATGTAGGGCATGACGTTCATGATGGTCTGTGAGCAGAACGCATCAAAGCTGACGTCGAACGACGAACCAAACAGGGTGAATGACCCGGTGTAAGACGGGCAGGAACCGCCCGCGATGTTGGCATTGAAGAAGGTACTCGGCAGCGAAAAGACAGGAAGCGCCTTGAACCGTTCGGCGTTGGCCGTCAGAACGGTGCCGAAGTTGCGTTGACCCCAGTCGTTCGCCTCATGGATGCCGGATGCATCGGCGGCCAAGTCGGTGCCGGGTTTCACTGGCGGCTCAGGGTTCTGCTGTTCGTCGAGCTTGTCGGAGATCTCCTGAAGGGTGGCATTCCCCTCTTTGATGGCGTTGGCCGTTGCGAGCTGGCCCATGGAAGCACCAGAACCGCCGCCACCGGATTGCTTGATGGCGCCCTGTATGTCCTTGCCCACCCCCTCAATGACTTTGCCCATGGCGGCGTTCTGCTCGCTCATGGCCTTGATTTGGGCGTTGCTGGCCTCCGCTATCTTGTCCACGACTTGATTGAGGTCAGCGGTACCTGTGGCACCAGAGATTGCGTTATCGGTGCTGGTAGCGTTGCTGGCAGCGTTCTGGAGTTGGTCTTGAGCGGCGTTGGTTTCGTCGGAGGATTCGGGTTGGTCGTTGTAAACGGGCTGGCCATCGCCCGTATCAGGGAACGTCACCGGGCATTTGTCCCCAGTGAACTGGATGTCGCCGTGCATGGTGAACCCGTTCGCGGGAAGCACAACGGTGGTGCCTTGAGAGATAACAGAACAGGAACCGTAGCAAGTCACAGTAGCAGAGGGCAGAAAGGCTTGGTTGTAAGCCGCATTCGTAAGGCCTTCGCCAGCAACGGAAGCGCAGTTCTCTTTACAAGACTCTGCACCATTTGCAGCAACGGCTTTAACCTCGCCCATCTTGCACGTTATTGGCGGAGTCTGACAGGTCATAACTCCACCGATATTAATGGGGCCGACAGTATATTGCGGTGAACCAGCGGGGGGGCAAACTTTTGAAAGCTGGGCAGAGGTGAAATACATCCTCATAGTGTGGAGTTGCCAGTTTGCACCGTTATAAAGCAGTTGATATTCATAAACTTTATAGGAGCCAGAATTGAACGTGGTCTTTAATGGGCCAACGCTTATTGGAGCCGACCCCATTGCGGCGGCACATTTTGTATAATCGCTATTTGTTAAATAACGACTGTAGCCATTGTTAACATACATGCCGCATTCATAAGAAACAGTTGTTGGGCTGGGGTCGCCGGGACCTGCCGGAATAGACTGAACAGCAAACGCCGATATTCCCCACCCCAGCAGGAATAGCCAGAATACGGAAACCAGCGTCCAGCGAATTACCCGCTTGATGATCAAAAAAGGGTTCCTGACGATGAACCAGAGAACCCCTATTAGTTTATTTGCGAGCCAGCGGGCCCACTGTTTGATGTCCACTATCCCAGCCCCCTGATGATGGCCGAAGCGGTGGCAATTCCAAGCACAAAGTAGAGCGGCACCCAGACCATATGAACCTCGCAGGAATTAGAAGGGGGAGAGCCCTCCCCCTGAGTTACGGTTTAGCGACCGAACATCGCCATGATCTTGCGGAAGGCCCACTTGCCAGCAGTCGGGGCGATTTGGATTCCCACGACGGCGGACACGCCAGCCAGAACAGCAGCACCAGTGATGAAGTCAGTGATTACGGAAAAGTCCATGATGATTAATCCTTATCAGATTTGAACATATCCAGAAGCACCCCGAAGCTCCACGCCGCAGCGTAGCCAAGCAACGGGAGGGTCATACCGACACTGAAAGCCGTTGCAGCAGCATCAGCCCACGGTATCGGGTCCAGCAGCAAGGCCGCCCACGCATTGTCGGCAGCCTGCACCAGATACAGGCCAGTGGTGCAAGTCTCCCCCTCGGCTACCGCGATAGCCTGGAGCGTTCCATCTGCGAGAGTTTGCACGCACTGCATAGTAGGTTCCCTTTAGGTAACAGTTACTAATCAGGCCTTGGCCGACGTGGCCGAGGCGTTGCTCACCGGTTTCCAGCCGGTGACGAGCAGCTTGGTCTGCTTGAGGGAGATCTGCGGCGAGAAGGTCAGCTCGATAAGACCAGGCAGAACGCCACCGGCACGAGCCGCTGCGTGGAGGTCCTTCGCCAGCTTGTTGCCATCAGCGGTATCGACCGGGAACTTGCCGATATCGACCCCAGCGAACCCGGCATCGAACTGAACTTCATCCTCAACTACGTGGACATTGGCCCAGTCGAAGGACTCTTTACCCGGCTCGTCCATGCGACCGAAGCGCACCTGGAGCACGTGGAAAACCTTGCTCATTCCTGACATATCTCTTCCTCTCTGCTGATGTTGCGGCCCCGAGAGTCGGTGGCCTTATGTGCCCAGTACCAAAGCCGGTCTAAACGCTGCTTGGTAAGGCTGATGCGTCCGCGAAGGCCAACGGCCTTGGCGATTTGGTCGGGGTCTTGCTCGGCGTCATACAGCTCGGCCCGCAGGCCATCAAGGATGATGGAGAGCTTGCGGTGCTCTGCATCGGCGTATGACCGGGCATCGAATTCAGGATTGGGGGCGGCCCCCAGGTAGTCGGCGAAGTCGGCCAGCAGTTCATCATCGTCGTACTGCGGGCGCTGCTCAGGTTCGGGGAGGTTGTGCTCCTGCCGGTACTCGTTGACGTTGCCGCGAACGAGTTCCCAGGTGCCATCGTCGAACACGGCCAGATGGATTTGCTCACCCCCTACCCCGCCCAGTTCGCCATTGAGGCGGATGGGACGACCGGCGACCAAGTGGGAAACGCAGTAACGAGCAACGTCGATGGGCTGGCCGGAAACCTTGGCAACTTCGGCAGCAATGAGCTGTTCACGGGACTGGCCGAGGCGCTGAACGAAGTCCTTGCCGCACATGCTGCCAAGGGTGCTCATGTCACCCTGGGTGTCGAGCACGGTCCCCACCGGTTCGACGTAACCGGCTGGCCGCTGGTCGGCGAAGTCCATCTTGATGAGGTGAAGGAGCTTGGCGGTTTTCTTGTTGCGCAGGTTCTGGAGCTGGGCCTTAGTCAGGCCGATAGCCAGAAGCGCATTCACGGCGTCATAAAAGGTCGAGCGGGCGGTCAGACGCTTGGTCTTATCCCAACCTTCGGTTGCCAGCAGGCGGTAGAACTGCATCAGGCGATCGGCGCGGGTGTAGTTCCAGGTGGTGGTGATCGTGTTATCAGGGTTGACGGTTTCCTTGCAGCGACCGAACACCTCACGCAAGCGGGCCTGCACGGCGCGGTCTTGAGTCAGGTGAACCTTGCTCTGACCAAGAGCGGCCATCATGTCGCTGAACATGTCACGCCAAGCCCACTCACAGAACGTCATCCCTTCCCGCTTCTCGAAATCAGCAACCCAGGCGAGGAACTGCCACACGTTGCGCGGCACCTGCTTCTGCTCAAACCAACGGGTCAGGCCACGGCCTTCAAAGCGCAGCCGGTTGGTTGCGAACTGCTGGAGTTCTGGCGAGGCCAGCGCCGTTATCACCGAGTCATAGCGACTGGTCTTCTCTTTGCGGGCGGCGGCCTGCAGGCGCTCAAGCTGGTGCAGCATCTCGTTGTGCTTGGCGTAGACGACCAGCACCTTGCTACGACCGGCGTCCTGCTGGTCCTGGCTACGGCGGTTGAAGTAGATAGTCGATTCGTAATCCGCCTCTTTGGCGGCCCGCAGGTGGCGGTGCGACAGTTGACCGATGGCGGCCAGACAGTTGGCCATGGTCTCGGCATCGGGGAGCCGAATGGAGTAAGTAACGTCTACGCGGCGAAGGTGAGCTTGTCCAAAGTCGAGCATGTCAGCAACTTCGGGCAAGGCTCGACTGAAAGCCGCGATAAGCTCGAGGATGCCAGTAGCAGCACAGTCTGGCCCGTACACGTTGTGACCCTGGAGCAGCTTAGCCGGTGATGCCTTGATAGCAATGCAAGGCCAACTGCGCTTGAGGTGAGCTTGGTGGAGCTTACAGGCAATGTCTGTGAAGCTTGAAGGGAGAGACTCCCAGGGATGATAGAGGTCATGCAGCGTCCCCTCTCCGTCTATCGCAAATTCGACCCTACGCGAGCCAAGCTGTAGTCCACGGCGCCCGCATTCTTCCAGGTCAACCATCCCGACGATGTCAGATGCACCAGCGCCAACGCGCTGCACTGTGCAGTGACGGTCTTTGAAGGGGATGTGGATTTCCCAGAAGTCGAACATTATGGCGTCCCGTGCCTGTTTATATATCGGATGCGCGCATGCGCTCGAAAAAATCATAGGGGTAACGCATGCGATATGCAAGCGTGGGAACAATAAAACACACGCATAAGGTAGACTTGCGTGAAAGCAGTCAACTGAGTGGAAACCAATGAAGAAACAGCGTGAGGACACAACCGTCAGGATTAGCGGCCCCCGACGGTTGAAGTTGGAGCGGAAGGCGATCGAGACCAGCATGAAGTGCGGACGCATCATCAAGATGTCCGATATCGTGAACTGGCTACTGGACAATCGGATGGAGGAAGCTGCAAGCGCCATTGAGCGCGAGCACAAGGATAGCAGCCAGTGAAAAAGGCCCCTGCCCCGTTTTAACCTTCCTTTTATGCGCTAACCCTCTGAAAAACCTCAAAGAATGGCCCGCTGCTGCGTCCGGCTCTCGGAGTCAAAGCCACAG